ACTTAAGGGTGCCACCGTCATTGTAAAGCTTGTTTGTAGTTACTGATGGAACAAGCGGATTTATCAAAAATGCACCACTTGCGGAAATAGATCCACTAGCCGAAACACTTCCTTCGCTAGAAATTTGAACAACAGGCACTGCGTTACTAGCCTGCCATTCCTGTAGGTTGGCTGATTGGGAAGCGGCCCCTTGAACAATAACCCCTATATCAGTGCTGTTTTTGGGCAAAATCTCAAGGGTTGCATCTGGTGTTATGTTAGATGCGTCCACGTTCCCAATAGCCAATTTTTTACTAGACATGTCTCCAATAATGGTGTTTCCAATATGGAGCTTATTGCTATAATTATCTATAACACTATTGCTTGCACCGCTGGCAAGTATTTCTATATTTTGACTTCCTTTGCAGTAAAATCCAGCTTGGTGACCAATGAACGTATTATATGTTCCGGACGAATAGGCTCCACCATATTCACCAATATATGTATTTCTCTCGCCGCTAGCACTAAGTCCTGCAAAGTAACCAACAACCTGCGAATAACTAAGATCTATAGAATTGAATCCAGTATAAAATCCAACCATAGAAGATCCGGTTGCCCCACTAGCATTTGTGGAAGTCTGGTATCCAAGTGCTGTTAAGAAGCTAGAGTTCGTAATTCCATCATCACCAACATATCTACCAATCCTAACTCTTGAAGATGGTTCATTTACACTTATACGATCACCAATTGTAGCAGTTCCAACTGTAAGTGTTGTATTCCCGCTATCAAAAGCAAAATCTGTTTCAGATGTAAGCCTACCTAGCTGATCATAGTATGGAACCTTGTGAGCAATACCGGTAGGTACTCCAACAGGACTTAAGTTCCAGTAAAGAGTGCCACCAACATTGTATAGACTGTTAGAAGCGGTGGTGGGCACAGCGCTATCTATGAGAATACCCTGCCCGCTGACATGCACACCATTAACACCAAGAACACCAGAACTGGCCATTTTAGCCTGAATAGCTCCAGCGGAGTTCTGCCATTCCGTTAAGTTTGCAGACTGAGAAGCGGCTCCTTTTACCACAAGTCCTGTATCTACAGATGAAGCCACACCAATATAAAAAGTGTCTTCTAAAGTCACGTCCGCAGCTCCGACAGCTAGTCTTTTTGACTGCATATCACCCTTGATAAGAGTGCGACTGCTAGACGGAGAACCGTTACCTATATATAAATGATCATTACTGCTGTTGTTTTGTCCGGCGCTTTGACCTATGTAAATACTATCATCGGCAGACGAGCCTTTACCAGCCTGATAACCTATTCCTATAGACTTGCTAGAAGATGTGGCAGAAGATCCCGCCATATTACCAATCCAAACAGCACTTTCTCCGGCTGCCCCTTTAGCGGATTGATATCCAACAGCAACCACATAGTCACTATTCATTCCGTCAGCGGCTTCGTTTCCAACCGCAACAGAATAGCTACCAATTCCAGAACCAGCCGCTGATCCAATAGCAACAAATCCAAATTCATAGGCGGCAATACCTGCTTGATGACCAACCGCTGTTGAGTTTGATCTCATGCGACTTCCAGCTTTGTATCCTACAGAAACACCATAAGATGCGGACGACGAGAAGTCGGACTCTGAGGGTCCAGAGAGCGTACCAACGCTAACGTTTTGCACGCCACCATTTCCGGCTATAAACGGATTTGTTCCAACTACAGTGTTATCCGTGCCCGTTGTGCCGCTGGCTGCACCATAGCCAATAATGGTATTGTTGTCGTTAGAGGGACCTGTCCCATCTCCAACCAAAAGGCTTTTATGAGTACTATCAAAAGATAAAATATTAGCAGAGGATATTGTGCCACTAGAGTCAACATTTGTTAGCTCTTGTAGTTTTCCCTCTTTTATTACTGTACCATTAGAAAATATAACTCCAGACGCGCCTATATCTAAACGAGACTGTCCATCTCTATATACACTCCTGCCTGCGGGATACGTAATGAAAACTGTTCCACTACCACCCAAATTTATAGCATTATCGTTATTAGAGCTAGCTAAAATATGGCTACGCACCATGTTGTCAGAACCATAAATGCCGACACCGACCTCAAACTTGTCATTTTCTTCTATGCAATAATATGTAGTGTCGCCACTCGCTAAGGCCGAGCTAAAACTAGCAAAGCCTACAGGGGTTGAGTTGAACGATATATCGCCAGTACCCGTGCTGTTTGTTAGTTGTTTTATTCTGTCCGCTACTTTAAGTGCCATAACTACTCCTGCCAGATATTAAGAGCCATAAATACTATTATCCGTTTGGATTACTGATATCTGGAGGTGTTGGTGTCGGAACGCTTTCTTTTTCCAGCTTTAATTCGTAGGCTACTGTGTTGTTCATGAGATAATCTCTTGTCATACGATTCGCAAACTGATTTGTTGTTTCTGGGTTTGAAATGTATTGTGGGTTTGTATCTGGATCTTCAGGCAGGCTTGGATCAAAATCGGGATTTGGTATATTTTCTGTGTAACCATAGTTTGCACACAAAGCAGCAATTACTCTGCCCACATCACTATCTGCGATTATAATTGAAAATTCAGCCATGTTATCTCCTCTTGTTTAGATTTATTATTGTATTTATCGAAAGTTCATGATTTTGCAACTTATTAATTCTTAAGTCAAGATTTAACACCTCGTTTATCCTTAGTGGGAAAGTTAGCGTCGAACTGTTAAAGTATATTATGGGCAGTGTGCCAAGAAACACATTCTCAGAAACTTTAATTTCGCTAAAAGCCGCTTCAGAAAAAGCCGTAGTACCAAACATATCCACCTCCATTAAATAATACACAAAAAACGTGGATACATAAAAAAAAGGCTACCCCGAAAAACAGGGTAGCCCGAGGGTTAATAAGCGGTGAACAATATTAGAAGGAGCCCGCTAGAACTCTTCTGTTGTCAAGAACACCGAACCCAATTTCTGCCCAACCATAATAACCCTGTCGTTGGTGTCTATGGAGACCTTCGTCTTCATAAATCTCAACTTCTTTCTTAATAGGCATTACGAAGCTATCGTTTGGACCCTGATCAAGACCGATCACAAGCTCAACATCAGCAGCGGCTAAAGAGCCACCAAGATCGCTAGTGAAGTAAGTCTGATACTCTTGGTTATCTCCAAACTCGAAGACATCGTGAAGGTTGACACCAAAGACTCTAGTGATGGCTGGACCATCGTCAGTAGCCGTGTAAATTTCTCTACGAGAAACTTCATCAAGCTGGTCAACACCCCAGTTGCGAATATCTTCAATCGCTTCAGGAGAGCAGTAAAGGTCGCTAAGACGACCCGGAGCAGTGGCAGCATTACCACCACCGTTGCGACGCATGACAGTTTTCATCAAACTGATCAAACGCTTAGTGAACTGGCCAGCAGCAGCGTCAGCATCGTAAACCAAAATATTTCGGTCTACAGCAGCGGCCAAAAGTGTGTGCCATCCGTCGTCGTTAATTTTCTTAACGAAAGACGATTCTAGCACTTGCATAGCACGAGCAACAACGTTCCAGTTAGCTTCACGAGCATATTTAAGCAAGAAATCAATCGAGCTAGAAATGCCGTAAGTGTTAACCATTACGTAGTCACCTTCTACGTGTCGCTCAGGAATTCGACCATTGCCGGGATTCGTGTAAGCGATGTGCTCTGTCTCAGTTCCGGGTGCAAGAAGATCCAAAGGAAATTCTGGTGTAGCTCCCGGCTCTAAAGGCATTGCCTCGTAGATTGAAGTAACGATATCGCCAAACAAAACACCCTTACGAATTGGGGTTTCTAGTGCTTTAGCGATTTCTCTTTGGGCCGCGACAGCGACCATCTTATCAGAACTACCCGAGCGCTTGAGCAACTCAATGAATTCGGGTGTAGGTCGATTTTTGATAGACATATTAACTTTCTCCTTTTTTGTTTGGGTTGTTTAAGCAGCTTCAGGATGATTGGTATTAGGAAGGTCGATAAACACTTTCGCGTAACCGTCTTCATCTACGCTCGACAAGAAGCGTCCAACAATCTTAGTTCTGCCGTCTCCATCGCTGTCATCAGATGACAGGTCAGTAGCAGAAATATTACCGCTGTGCGCCATGAATGCCGCATCGCCCGCGCTTGGGTTTGCTCCTTCCAAGCTGTTGGTAACAACCCAACCCTTAGTGAGAAGAGTGACTTTGCCACCTTTTTGAACTTCGTCTTTATGCTGGTTTAGATGCTGACGAGTAAGGTCAATGTTGACCATATCGTTAACAAGCAAACCAAGAGGTGTACCGCCGGATGGAACAGCCTTGTATGTTACAAGTGCAGCGCCATTATCCATTGATGCACCCGAACCGCCTGTACTAAGGGCGACGACTCCACCTCTAGTAGCAGCCTCGTTCATGAAGAACGAGATGTCGGTTTGAAGGGTACTTCTATCTGTTTTAAGAGCCATTATGAATCTCCTTTTTTCTTAAAATTAGGTTATTTGTCTTCTTTTGGAACGGACTGTAAAATAGAGCCAAGCCATTCGCTAGCAACTGAACGAAGGGATTCCGCTGGATCTTCTTCGCCAATAGCTTCTGCGATAGCAACGTCTGTAGATTCTTCAGCTTCTTCCAAAACTTCAGCACCGGCTTCGGCAACATCAGTTTCTTCGTCGGCTAATGCATCTTCTTCAGCCTTGGCTGGTTTATCTTCCTCATCTTTTTTCTCTTCCATTTTCTTCTTGATGAAATCAGGCATTTCGGCCTTCTTTTTCATTGTTGCAACGATGTTTTCAAAAATTTCTTCTGAAACATCTTCAAATGTTGCAATAGTAGCTTCGCAGTCTTCGTCGCTGAATCCGATTCCGCTAAGTTGGGCTTTACGCTTCATCATAGCTTCTTTTTTCTTCATAACGGCTAGTTCTTCTTCTTTCTCTTCCTTGTCTTTTTTCAGAGCTTCAACCTTTTCACTGTATTCAGTGATCTGGGCTTCTTTCTCTTCCAAATTGCTAGCAAGAGTTTTGTTAGCTTCAGTTTTTTCAGAGATCTTAGCTTCCAAAGCCTCAACCTTAGTCTGAAATTCTGCTTGTTTTTCGGCTACAACCTTATCTCGAAGTGCTTCGTTTTCGGTTTTTGCTTCAGCAAGCTCTTTTTGCAAATCAAATATTTGCTTTTCATGATTATCACTCATTGTATTCTCCTTTATAGAGGATATAGTTAAAATTTCTGCTTTCGATTCGTCAAAAAAATCGTTTCCTTCCAAAATTACACTACGAGGATTAGCAGGTTTGGAAACCAAGCCTTTACCAGAGAACGATAAGTTTCTTAACAATCTGCCAACTCTATAGTTTTGATATTCTCCACTTCCGCCATAAGATCTTAAGTGCTTTGTTAAAAATGCTGAGGCTTCATCTCGGGCAACCACGTTAGTGGAGCCGTCTTGAGCTGTTAGAGCATAATCAAATTCAGGAAAAAGGCATTCCATAGAAACGAACCATTTTCCATCCTCGATCTCAGAAACAATTTTACTCATTCTGTTTCTTTGATCCATATCGCTCCACTCAGTATATATAACAGAAGTGGTAAGTATATTAAATTTGTCTGGCACATCGTCTTTTTCAATGTCAATTTCTTGTCCGTTGTAATCGACCACTTTATTGCCAGTTATGTGACCGATAATATCTTTTTCATTATGCATGAAGTTAAACGGTTTATCTTCTGGTGTGTTTTTTGCATCCCATAATTCTTTAGGATCAAACACATCATCATTCTTATTCCATCCTGTGCTTACAAGTATGGACTTAAGATAGTATAGGTCTATTTGGTCTTCATTCTGAGCGACGGAAACTTCATTAGAATTTTGAGCGATAACCCTCTTTAGGTTATCGACCTCTTCTGCTGATGTTTCTGGTTTGTAGGTTTGAGCAATACTACAACAAGCAACACTTGTTTCTTTGGATAGTATGTCAGCTAAACCGTCGCTAATTTCAGATTCATATATTTTCATTATATAAAAGCCTCCGTTCCATAATACACAAAAAATAAAATCTTTGGTAATTATTGGTCAAAATCATGCATTTCTACGAACGCGGAGGCGTGTATATATTTCATTTCAGAGCTGTTGGGCTGCTTGCTGTTTGCAGAGTTAAAAGAATTGACTTTGGCCTCAACTAAATAATTGAAATCATTGGATGGTTTTGTGCCTCTATCTAGCAAGTCTTTAACGACTTCCGGAGTTATTTCCATATATGGAGTCATACCTGTAAGAATGCACATCTTTAAGTACTCTAGTTGATCAACCTCAGTCTTGTTTAAACTACGAGCATTCTTTTTATTGAAGTGAGAAAGAGCAATTGGTGATACAACTTCTGATATCTTGTTCTGAGCCTCAACAGCCCATAAAGTTGCTGTTGTAGCATCTCCACTACGAGGAAGAACCCTTTTCTGTTTTCGCTTAGTTGTGTCTCTAGAAAATCTAGGTCGTCCACCTTCGTTTTCTGGAGAATATTCTTTTTCCTGCTTAGTAGTATCTGTTTCAACCACCTTTTTTTCTTCAACCGAAGCCGGAGGAAGGCCAAGCTTGTCTAGATACTGGTCAGAATCCAACACATCTTTGGTTAATGCTATTTTAGCAACATCATCCTTGTGCTGAGGATTATGATAAGGTCCAGCCTTCTTAGGAGTGTTGTTATCATTTGCACGCTCTCTTTCTTCACGACGGACACGAATTTTTTCAATACCGGGAAGCTCCCTAAATCTTTCGAGTAGGGTTTCGGTAGATATGATGTCTCGGTCTGCAAGCTGTATTAGAAGATTTTTTTCTGCCGCTTCATCGGAAAGAATAATTGAATCGAAGTGGATTTCTGCTGGAAATCTGAACCCCATAGCTTTTCTAATTATTTCAATCTCTTGTCTCCAGAACTGAGATAGCACTTCTCTTCCGTACTCAAGTCTTTCAATAAGAGTCTTCAATGATACATAGTTGTTTGTGTATCCACCACTAGAAGAAGCTCCTGTTAAAGTCGGAGGAATTCCAAGCCCAGCGTATATACTAGTTAGAACAGGCTGGTATTTTTCAGCGCCTAAAAACTTATAAACTTGAGACTGACTTTCTGAAAACTTAAGCTCTGGTCCCCATACTAAGTCCATTGTTCCACCACCAACATTACTTGCCAATATGTCCCGAAGCTTGTTTATAGCGGCCTTTGTTGGAATAATTTTGTGATCTAAGTCACCAACTGTCCAAAGTCTGACATTTGAAATAGCACCATCTAGGGCTGCTAAGTCTGCAAGCTTCATCTTTTCGAGCATAATGATATCGTCAAGAATTGCATATATCATAGGGTTTGCCCAAAGCAACCAGTCGTCTTTCTTATAATGGTAAAAACTTACCTTGTCTTCATCAAGAGGGATGGTTCTATCTCCACTCTTTAGTCTTTTCTGCAAGTCGTTTGGAAGTGTTTTAAAAATTGTCTTGTTTGTATTTGTACCTTTGACGAGAGATTCATAAGTGTATTTAGATAGATTTAAAACAAACTCAGGCTTACCCACCACCTGCGTCCCGTAATCTTTTACGTCAACAGCTAACGGATTTAAAAAATCATAAGTCCAAGGAACCTCTCTCCGATTTACCTTAATGTCTTCAAGCTTAATGTCCGCTCCTGCGGCACGCCTAAGCTCTAGTTCTTTTTTGCGATTTAGTTTTGCTGTGCGTCTTTTTACAATAACATTACCACATCTATAAAGGTAGTTTAAAAATCTTTCAGATCTATCGACACCATTAACTTGGTTAAACCATTTCCTATAGAATTTTTCTATAGTTTTATTTGGATGTACCAAAGTAAGTCCCTGTGAGGAAAAATCGCTCATAAGATCAATAACATTACGAATAATACCAACCCTATCATAAGCCTGCATACTTTGCTTAATGATTCTTTTCTGCTGGCTAGATACGGACTCTCCCGGTCGGAAGTTATCATAGTCTTGGCGATTAAAGCCTGTTCTTACAGATCTGTTTGGCTCTATGTCTATGTAGCTGGTTCTTCTTCCATATGCTACAGCCTTTTGGATTCCATCATAAGCCTCAATCGCATCAGCGGTTTGCAAGTAGGCATCTTGTTTTTGGGAATCGCTATCCCACGTTCTATATAGTGGTGATTTAGACATTTATATTAATCTCCGGTCAATGTTATTGTTAATGCTACTCTCAATACTATTATACACAAGCTAATACACATCCTGCATTTTTTCCGCAAACCAAGAAGGTCCGTGATAAAGTTGTTCGTTTTCAAACTTGGAACTACTGTCTTTTTGTGCGAAACCGCCGATTGTATTGAATTTGGAAATACCCTTTTCCGTTATCAAGTTTCTGGCGGACATGTTTGCCATCAACAAGGACGAATAACGATCTTTACGAAGTCTACTTTTTCTTCCTGCGGCCACTTTCACTTCAGGAGTATCCCATCTTTCACGACCGGCAGTCGTTTGTGTCATAACTATCATGGATAGTTCGTCCTTAAGCTCCTCGATCTCCATTACGCAATCTTCAAGCGTATCGTATTTTCGCCCAGAAACCTTATCGTGCTCAATAGATAGTCCAATGCTTGCCGAATCAAAAAATGGAAAAAGCAATATTTTGTCTTCAAAGTCCTTTCTTAATCCGTGATTTGCCTCCGCCAACCAATCAGCCTTAGCAAATTGACAAAGCTTTAGTATGTGTAATCCGGAGTGGTCATCAGTGTCTTTGGCTTTATTCTCATCAATAACTGGCCAAATAGCAACTTCGCCTTCTGGTATCTTATCTTTATCGTGAAGTGCCTCCATGACCGCAATACCACCACCCTGAGCATCAAGAGCTATCTCAGAACAGGGAAATACTTGCATTAGCTGTCTAATTTTTTTTGCACAGTATGAATAAAAATCATCTTCATCTACTATTTTTGATTTAAGCTTGTCTTTGTGCTGCTGTCGGTTTGTCGTCCAGCAATGTACGATACGTCTATGATCTTCTCTGACCTCTAAAACAACAATACTAAAGTTGTCCACCTCAGAAGCCGGATCTACACCAAATATATATTTTTGGTTTGAAGAACCCTTTAAAAGCGACTCAAACGAAACCTCTCCAGATGGAAGCTTTACTGGCTTAGTTGGAGCTGTGGTGCATCCCTCTAGTAGGCTTCTTTTAAAGAATCCCTGACTATCTGTTGTAAAGCACGCTCCATACTCCATGTTATATATTCCAGAGTGTACAGTGGCTTTTGCTCTACTAACCTGACCATCATCCATAAATCCGTCTGGTAAGGTATTAACAGGCATACGAATCACAGAGTATTCTGTCCAATCAAAGTCTGTTGGAACATCCGATCCAAACACTTCTTTTAGCTTAGTTAGGTTTCCCTTACTGTTAACTATTCTTCTATATCTTTTCCAATAGTCTGCAAAGTGATTGAAGTCATAATATGCTGTTCCGGAAAGTATAATCTGGTTTGACTTTTCTGTAATGAGACTTTCTTTAACTTCAATGTCAACACCAAGCTCTTTCGCTTTTTTGACCTTAGCTTTGCTTTTTACTTTTTCTGACGGCGAAGCGGCAACGGCGGCAAAACCAGCAACCACGTTTTCAAATATGTCTCTGGGTATAGAGGCAAACTCGTCTGCAATAATATCGTTAGCTCTTTGACCTCTAATTTTTGATCCATCGCCAAGAGGTAGGCATGTGATTGTACTTTGATTGATATGCATAACACATCTATCGACATCTCTTCTTGGGCCACTATTACCACCGCACAAATCTCTTAAGATTGGAGCATTTTTCCATATAGTGTCCATGTATTCAAACAAAACTTTTGACTGCCTAAATGCAGCACCAACAATGACAATCTTTCTTCTTGGCATAAATAGAGCCCGAAGAAGCGGGTATACCGAAAGTATAAAAGACTTACCCATACCACGAGAACCTATAAGCATTGGGAATTTTCTATTCCATATCTCGTATAGCAGTAAAGACTGAAACGGTAGCAATTCGATGTTTAGTATGTATTTACAAACAAAAGAAAAGTACTCTGGCCGAACCATGAGCCAAGCTATTCGTTCTAGCATATCGTCCCTATCGGCACCTTCCATTATGAAGTCCATAGGGTTGAAAAGCTTAGATTCATCTACATCTATTCCCAACCAAGCGTTTTCTATTTTGTTGACGTTATTTGTCATCAGTAATGTCTTTTCCTTTGCCTAAAATAAAATTCTTAGCCTTTAGGTTTCTAGGATCGTCAAAAAAGCCTATAAGAAGCGTGGCTAATCTGGAAACGATCTTCTCCTCTTCTTCGGACTGCTGTATATACAAAAGAGACCAAGCCGCATGTAGTATTTCATGTAACAGAGTGTCTCTAATAACAGACTCTGTAGTTCCGCAATATATTCTTATTCTTTTTTGTTCATTACAACAATCGCCATATGCTTCTCTTTCTTTAAAAAGAGCTTGTGGCATTTCATGTATTTGATATTCATGACCGAGCACGTAGGCTTTAGTAGGTAGTTTCTTGCCTCCCGCCATCTTTGTCTCTCTTATGAAAAAGTTCATTGAGTCTTTTGAAAAGACTGTTACACACCAAAAAAGCATTATTCTTATTACCACAGAATATAATCTTGGTATCATACCAGATTTGAAATTCTAACAAGCACTTAAGTAAATACTTGCCGGTAACACGCACCTTGGATCTAGCGCCTTTTGGAACCTTAGACCCTTCCGGATACTTCAAGAGGTCGTCCATGTCAAATTCGCAAATAATGAATGAAAAATTATAATCCTTCATTCTCTCCATCTCCGCTTGAAATGGTTTCTTTTTGCGGCCCAAATTCATGGCTATTTCAGAAGCACAACCTTTTCTCTCAATACATACAACATCTTCAAATCCTCTCATCGTGTAATCTCCGGTGTGAAGCGTGTTAATCTCCATACCATCGCACTTGTCATAGGGTGAAAAAGTCCAACCGTCTTGTTCTCGCGTGTCCTTTATAACCGTGTAGTTTGGCATCTATTTATCATCCACTACTGCTAATGTTTGTTTCAGTTGATCATAGTTAAATCTAAAACCACGATCACTTTTGTCGTTCTTAAATTTATCGTTTAACTCATTAAACAGATGTCCATCTACACCAGTTAGATTTATCTCGTCTCCGCTTTTCCATGATTCAATCTTTACCACAGCTTCTTTTTCAATGGGTGCTGGTACTTTTTTTAAAACTCCAGCTTTTACTGGATCTATTCGTGGCTTATCTTCTTCTTTGTTAAACATTTGTTAACCTTTCTTTTTCTTTAGTAGTTCCATAAAGTATGTTATATAGTGGGTTTCTTTGCCACTTATGCTATCATGGCATTTTTTACATAAGGTTATGCCATTGTCCACGTCGTATCTCAAAGAGGCTGCCGACGACCATTTCATTATGTGATGAACGTTTAGCCTGAGTCTTTTCCCCTTCTTTTTACACATTTGACATGTAAATTTGTCTCTTTTTAAGACTTCGACCCTAAATGCCTTGTAAACTGGATCGTTGTAATTGCGTCTCATTTATATCGCTCTCCACCATTCTTTCTACTAATTTCTTGAATGAAACCTCGGGCTCCCATCCCAGTACGTCTTTTGCCTTGTCGGGCATACCTAATAGGAAATCCACTTCTGCTGGACGATAAAATTCTGGATCAATAACTACGTAATCATGCCAATCTTGGATTTCTATATGGCTAAACGCTATGTCTAGAAACTCTCTAACAGAGTAGGTTTCTCCTGTAGCTATAACGTAATCGTCTGGATTTTCGTGTTGAACCATCTGCCACATGCCCCGCACATAGTCCTCTGCGTGGCCCCAATCTCGTTTTGCCTCAAGATTTCCTAGTCTTAGTTTTGGAATCCTAGAATCATTGCAGCAAATATAATCTCCATCGAAACTTGGAGTTGTATAGCCACACTCCATAGCCCAATTTCTAAATTCGCCAATCCATTTTGTAATTTTTCTAGTGACAAACTTTTCTCCCCTTCTTTCACTTTCGTGATTAAACAGAATCCCGCTACAAGCAAATATGCCATAGCTATCGCGATAGTTCCTAACGAGGTGATGCGCCGCCAATTTAGCTATAGCGTATGGACTCTGAGGCATAAATGGTGTTTCTTCGTTTTGATACTTTGTTTCTCCAGAAACGTCTAGACTTTGCGCGCCGCGATCATCAGGATCACTCCACGCGAGCTTTGATGGAATGTTTTTACAGGTGTAGTTTTTACCAAACATTTCGCTAGAGCTGGCCTGATAAAACTTAATATTTTCTTTTCTGGCAGAATACCTTATTGCTTCTAGGATATTCAATACTCCACCAGCAGTAACGTCCCATGTCAAGCTGGGTTGTTTAAAGCTAGTTCCAACATGAGATTGTGCGGCAAGATTATATATCTCGTCAGGCTCTTGTTCTTTGATTACATTGCTAACATTAAAGGCGTCTGTTATGTCGCCTTCTACAATTTTAATTTGGGGCAGGATATGGTTAATTCTTTGAAGAGTGTCAACACTCACTCTGCGTGTTACTCCAACTACTTCATAGCCTTTTTCTAATAACAGTTCTGCGAGATAGCTTCCGTCTTGTCCTGTTATTCCAAATATGATTGCTTTCATTTTTATTCCTTTGCTGTTTCCGACGTTAAAAATGGTTGATCTACTTGTCCATCGTTGAAGGACATGTATTCCGATAATCGTTCTTTCTCATTTTCCATCGCTAGTCTCATTTTTTCCATTTCGATTCCTAGTTCGTTGCGGTATTGAGGATCGGTTGCTATTTTCTTAACTAGAGAAGCGAAAGTAAATTTAGAATCTTCAATTGCTCTGACTCGCTGCTCTCTGGTGCCCTTGAGATCCTTCAGCATGGTCGCCTTGCGTGATTGAAGGTCTTTGTAGTCTTTAGACAGGGTTTCCTGTGAAGCCCTCATAATGGCTACCTGACGCTCTAGATTAATAATCACATCCATATCGCGTTGATCCTTGTCAACACTTTTCTCTTCTCGCACCAGCCTTTCAGCTAATATTGTTTCTTGTTGATTGTCTCGCTGACTTTTGAGTATGCGGTTCATGAGTATTTCTAGTTTTATAGTATCAATTATCTGCATTTCTTCTGTATGAAACACATCCTCTTTAAATTGACTCCACATCTTTTTAAAATGAAACTCGAACATTTCCAACTCTTCACCAGAAAACTGCTTGGAAAGCTCCTTGTAATATGGCTTCTCTTTTAACTCATTCGCAACAGCAGCCTCTTTTTTCTGACTAGGAGAGAATCCCACATTTCTTTTGATCCAATCTCGTATCGAATCTGGATCTCTGTCTAGATGCTCTGCTATGGCTTCTGGAGAAAGAACCTCGGCTTTCGCCTCGATAAAAGACATGTCCTCTTTTGACAATCTACCTTTCTTCATTGTAATCTCCATTAATTATATCTTCTATAGCTTGTATAACTATGGCCTTACGGCCTTTTGGCAAAGAAGAGTTTGTTTGGAGTCTTAGATAGTCACCTCGTAAGTCAGATGGGAGTTTTCTATCTATAAGCTCTAGGGTTTCAGTTATATGAGCATTACTTAATGTTTCATCTTCTGTAGATACCGAATATAGTGCGGCAATGTCCATTGGTTCAAGAATACTCTTTTTGCGTTCCTGTATCTTTTGGGCATTTCCGTAATCAAATCTGTAGTAGTTATCTCGTTTGAAATTCTTTAGGCGATTATTAATGTGTGCGTACATGAAGTTTTCAAGAGGTTTCGATGAGTCATATCTTTTTAGTCCTTCTATACCCATCAAAAATGCTTCTTGTTCTATATCATCAACATCATATGAAGCAAAGACAAATTTATGGGCGAGTTTCTTAGCCACTTTTGTAATTACTTGTACTACTTCATCTTCTGTTAAGTTATTCGGGGTTTCCATTCTGTTCCTGTTCCTTTTCCTCTTCGTCCGTTTGTGGGACGCCATTTATAACGTGTGGTATTGAGTTGGCTCCTGCTCCCCATAACTTTGCATCGAACACGGGCGGGTCAGGAATATCCTTAAATCCTTCTAGCGAGCTGTCTAGCTGGGCCGTACTCTTAGCGTGCAATTCTGTTTGTATGTTTTGTGAGTTTTTTCTTTTTTTGCGTGCCATGTAATAGCTCCTACTATAAAAACTGATTCTTATACCTTATTATACACCAAAAACGAGGATGTGCACACAAAACAACGGCTCAAAGCGAAACTTGGGAAACTTTAGGGGCTAGTCGGATCTATTTAGCTAAGACATATTTGAGAAATTTGACTCAATTGTGTTTGAACCACCCCGGCTTTTCTTCGTGAGGAAATCAAGTTCCAAACTGAACAAATAACTACCCCGGCGCTTTTTTCCCTAAGTCCTTTGGTGGTAAGGACTTACGACAATCGACAAACACCTTCTATAAAACTATATATCTTTTTAGGTGGACACACTAGAAATGTGAATAGGCTTCCCCAGCAAGCATATTACACGGTAAAAACCGAGGTCAAATAAACCGATTGCAAATTTTCAAAATCGACGTAAACCCTTTGACTGTATAGACTTATGGAAACCATTTGACCCTCTCTGTATAATTAGGTGTAAGAAGGAAAAAAGGAAAGAAACTTCTAACAAA